AATTATATTTAAGGTGGGAAATCATGAAGAAAGGTATCAACACTTCTTATGGTCTAAAGCTGCTGAACTTACCGATGTTTCAGAATTCGATTTTGAAAATATTATTAAAGCTAGAGCTGAGGGTATTGAATATGTTTCAGATAAGCGCATAATTAACCTAAATGGGTTAAACATAATTCATGGTCATGAGTTTTCCAGTGGGTTTTTCAGCCCCGTAAATGTGGCTAGGGGATTATTCCTTCGCGCTAAAACATCAGCTATCCAAGGGCACAACCATCAGACATCCGAGCACACTGAAAGTGACATGAATGGCAAAATCACAACTACTTGGTCTACAGGCTGTTTGAGCGAACTGCATCCTGCCTATTCCCCTATCAATAAATGGAACCACGGATTTGCCATTATTGATTCAGCCGAAGATGGGTTTGAGGTTAGAAACAAACGGATATTCAAGGGTAAAGTCCTGTAGTAATTCGTTAAATTTGGGCATGGGTTTCCGCATAGAGCTAATAGAGAAATATATAGAAGCCGACCAAGAAGACGATACACTAGAGAAGCTTGGGCTCTCTGTGCGTAGGAAGTATAAGGTGAGAAGAGTTAATGTCCACTTTGACGATATAGAAAGGATTATTGAGATTCCGGGTACTGATGAAGAGTGCAAGATTAGACTTTATAGTGGAGATGAATTAATAATAAGGGAGGGTTATGATGATATGTCTATTTTCATCACTTCCCTTGAAAGCCTAAAAGAAGACGATGATGAGAGCGAAGAGTAAAATACTGCAAGAAGTGATTGATGACCTTTTTGAAAGGGAAGTAAAGGGTCTGGAGACGTACGGAACAACCGTAGACCGAGATGACTATGAACTTAAAAACTGGCTACAAGAGGCTTATGAAGAGTGTTTGGATAAGTGTATATACTTAAAAGCGGCTATAAAAAAGATAGAAAATGCCCAGAACATACAAGAAGCCAAAAGTAATTTATAGGCCGCTAGGTAAAGAAAGGGCCTACGGGTTAGCCGATTTCGCCAATAATACTATTGAGCTAGATACGAGACTTGAGGGATATAGGCATTTATTATACATATTACACGAATTCTACCACATAAAACACCCAGATTGGAGTGAGACGAAAGTTAGCAAAGAATCCAGCAAAACTGCTAGATTTCTTTGGGATAACAACTTCCGTTGGGTTGAGGTGAAATAGTTTGCTGTTTGCAATCAGCAAATTGATACTATAGGTTAAATGCTTTTATTGTATGTTCAAATGGATTGCCCTCTATTTGCTTAACCAAGCTTAGCATATCCTGAGCAAGCTGTCTCACCTCAAGCTGTGCATGCTCACTGTTTCTAAGCTGTTGGAAGTGATAGAAGCTTCTCCAGTTGAACATGACATCCATTGTGATTTGGGAATTAAATGTCTTGAAGAAGCGAGCTGATTCTTTAGCCCTCTTTCTGCCTATCACGGGTGTCAGTTCCCTCAAACAATTATGATAGAGCTTATTACCCATTTCTGTGTAGTTATGCAGAGCAATAGCCCATCTTTCTTCCCAGTCGACAGGAATGTAACACTTATCCTCTTTCAGCTCTTTATAACGAGCACTTTCACCATTGATGCTAACACCAATCCTGTGTTTAAGTAAGTGAATATGCGTAGCTTGTTCTACTGTAACCAAAAAGTGTAAACTGGATTTCTCAAAAGGTGTAAAATGACCTTCAGATGCAAGCATGCTGAGCAGCTTTGGAACTCTGGCTATCTTCTCATCAGTGAGTTCCCTGCTTGTACTTGTCCATGCAGAACACGCATGTGTCAAATCATCTCCATACCATCCCAATAGCTCTACATTATTTGCCATATGTTTCGTTGTAGTATTCTTTTCCTATTCTATCTTCATCAGTAGTTCCAGTATCAAAAGCATCTTCAATCTGCTCTTTCTCCATTGCTTTGGCCTGTTGAGTTAATTCTTTCAATACTTCCCATTCTGCTAAACCAGTCGGCTTGTGTATCACATATTTTGAAAGTTCATTGTACAACCATTCTACTGATGTTTGTTTTGTTGTCATAGTATAGATTTATAATTTTCCGAATTTTGTCAGTTTGTAAGCTTACATGCTGACAATCATCAATCGTCATCTCCCTCATACCAGCATCTATATGTAAATGTATCACCAAATGCCTCTAGTTCTTCCATGGGGTAACCATTCTGAATAAGCCACCCTCTTACATCTTTAATATCTTCTGGTATTTCTTTTGGGAATCCATAAAGCCATCCAGATGGTGGGTCGATAATCTTAATCATCATTTGTTTATTTAGTATTCAAGAAAATCATCACCCTTATAGTCGGGAAAGTTTTTGTTTTGTTTGTCTATTGCGTTTGCCCAAGCATAAGACACTATTGCTGCCACGATTAAACATATCACTATTCCTATCATTTTATTCTGTTTCGTTTGATATTATTTCTGCATATTGTTCAGCTGCTTTAGGATTTCTCCTGTAAAATATTTTAAATGCTATCTGATGTCTATTTAATTCTATTTCTATTGGGAACAATACACTATATATTGAATCTGAAAGACTTTGTAATGAATCTAATTCATTTTTGTATTTTTCTACTTCTTTTTCAGCCTTTTCAGCCCTGATGCTAGACAGGGACATTATATAAATGCAAGTTGCAATTAATAAAAAAATAGCCCAGTTGTTTTTAAGTTGTTTAATCATTTGTTTTTGTAATGATTGAAGTTTATAGATACTGTATTCTTGTTTACAAGCTTAATACTACTTCCGGGGAGGTATCCCCACTCAATTTTACCCCTTTGAACCCAATTGTGTACGGTATGAATGGTTTTGCTCAGTTCGTCTGCTAGTGCTTGTTGAGTCACCCAAACAGTTAGGTCTACATCTGCTGGTAATTGTTTTTCTTTTTCCATGTTCTAATGTTTATGCAAATATAGTGTTGTTTACCGGAAAAACAAACATTATTTTCCCAATCTTATGTTAACACTTCCCCCCTCTCATACTACACATACATATATACATACAGAGAGAGACAACCTCCCGCCCCATGCCCCCGCCCCGCCCCCGTCCACATGGCACAACTCCCGACCCCGCCCCCGCCCAATGGGTCACCACTTCCCCACCCATACATACTACGGCATAGGTCACACAATAGCACGGCAGAGGATAGATAGACTGCCCTTGCCCTCACCCATACCCACCGCAACCCGTCGGCAATCAACGAACAATCGTTCGTAATCCTTGGCAGATTAAGAATGTTGCACCCACCCAGTTAAAGTTTTGTTAAAACCCAATTCGACCGACCCCCCGATTTTTTCGGGGGTCTCCAACAACACCGTGCCCGCACTCAAAAATTCATTATCTTTACAATGCAGTTGTTTTCATTGTTTAATGTTTTAGGTAAATGGGGCCGCCTGTTTCTACAGGGGGCTCTTTTTGTCTCCACGAAATATTGTGCAAAAATATTTGGATGGTAGTACTTCCCCACCATATATTTGCGTTACCTAAATCATTAACATATGAACTTGAAAGAACTACTCAAGAAAGGAGAACCCATTTTTAAGAAGATTGATGCGCTGGTTGAGGCCAAGGAGTATGACAAGGCATTGGCTTTAATAGACAGCTCAGAACCGCCATCAGAATGGGTTATAGAACTTCCCTCTAAATCAGTACCCGGCACTACTTACAAGACGCTCCCTATTGATATTATGGAGGCTGCAATGCGTCGCATCTTCAAGGATGCGCATATTTCTGAAATAAAGGCTCCCATTATTTCCCAAGACAAAGGAAAATTCGCAGTAACCGTCTGTATTAGCTACTCATATAGGTCATTACACGAGCTAGAGTACGATAAAGAGATTTATGGCATAGCTACCGTGGTTTCCCCGGACATATCAATGCTAGAACTCGCTTCTCCTAAGGCATCTACAATGGCTGTAAAGAATGCAATCAAGCAATTGGGTGGATTGTTTGGAAAATATCTAAACCGAGCCGCAGAAGATGTCGATTTACCACTTGAATCAGCAGAAGTAGTGCTTACTCCAGAAGAATTGGCCGAAGATTTGACCTTAAAAATCAAGAAATGCGTCAATTATGACGAGCTTAGGACCTACAGACTAGTGATATATGATAAAAAAATGCCATTTGAACTGCAAAATCTGTATGAAACACGTTTGAGAGAGCTTGCAAACACCGCAAAATCTATTGGATAACCTAAAAAACAATGAAAATGGAAAATAATAACTTTTACAACTGGGATAATGCCTTCGTTAGGTGCAGCTGCATCGGTAAAATTATGGCGAATGGACGAGGAGCGGTGCTAACAGAAAAGCAAGCAATCGAAATCGAGCGATTAACACTTCTCGAAAAGAGAACTGATAAGCAAGAAGAAACACTTCAACATTTACTTGAGAAAAAGAATGCAATTCCCTCATTATCAGATACTTGCAAGTCTTATCTAAAGGAAATGTACATGTATTATAAGTACGGAAAAGAGTCAGTTGGTGGTTCTGAACGTAGTAGATACACGATAAAAGGACGTTCAGTTGAGGACGAATCAATAATGCTATTGAGTCGAATTGATAATGCCGTTTATTCCAAGAATCAGGACAGATTCCAGAATGATTATCTGACCGGAGAGCCAGACATCATTGTCAGTTCCCAAAATGTTAACATCGAAAAGATAATTGACATCAAATCTTCATGGGATGGAGCTAGTTTGCTGAGTAACATTGGTTCCCCCCTCAACCCATTATACTTTTATCAAGTACAAGGATATATGGCTTTGACTGGTGCAAAAGAAGCTGAAGTAGTTTATGTTCTTGTTAATATGCCACAAGAAATCATAAATGGAGAGAAGAGCCGTATATTTAGGACTATGAATCCTGCAACAGAAGAAAATGCAGATTATAAAAGGGTTATTGCCAGACTTGAAAACAATATGACCTTTGACGAAATACCAATCAATGAAAGAATAGTAAGATTCAAGGTTGAAAGAGACGAGGAACTAATAAACAACATTTACGACAGAGTAAAACAATGCCGTGAATGGCTTTCTGAATTCGAAAAAATACACTTAGGATATGCCTAAGAAATACTTCTTTAACATCACACCTCAAACAAACATCCGGGCCACTCAAAATGACCGGATTTTTTTTCGTATACCCAAGGAGAAACTCTTCCCTTCTGGTCTAAGAAGAAGAAATCAACTGGAGAGGTATAACGAATACAAAGCTGACCTTAGAAATATTGCCAAGAAAAAAGGATTTACGTTTCCAGAACAAGGACTTGAGATAAATTTCTACATTCCAACTCCCAAGAGCTGGACCAAATACAAGAAAAAAGAACTGAATGGTGAGCTCCATCAACAACGTCCAGACCTTTCAAATTTGCTCAAAGCTGTAGAAGATGCGCTCTTAGAGGAAGATAAAAAAATCGCGCACTACCACTCGATTTCTAAGAGATGGGTGAACAGTTCCCACGGATACATTGAGTTCATAGTCCACTCCCCCACATTTCCAAGTAAAGACAACTTGATGTAGTAATGTTGTAGTGCCTGATGTAGTTTTGATGTAGTCCTCCTAAGATGCTGCGCCACCTTAGTTTAGTAATATCTATATACTACAAATCTGTTCATGATTTACTTTAGATGTTTGCTATAACTGATTGATTATCAGTCTATTGCATGTGCGGACACATGTGTCCGCACATGCAATAGACTGATAATCAATCAGTTATAGCAAACATCTAAAGTAAATCATGAACAGATTTGTAGTATATAGATATTACTAAACTAAGGTGGCGCAGCATCTTAGGAGGACTACATCAAAACTACATCAGGCACTACAACATTACTACATCAAGTTGTCTTTACTTGGAAATGTGGGGGAGTGGACTATGAACTCAATGTATCCGTGGGAACTGTTCACCCATCTCTTAGAAATCGAGTGGTAGTGCGCGATTTTTTTATCTTCCTCTAAGAGCGCATCTTCTACAGCTTTGAGCAAATTTGAAAGGTCTGGACGTTGTTGATGGAGCTCACCATTCAGTTCTTTTTTCTTGTATTTGGTCCAGCTCTTGGGAGTTGGAATGTAGAAATTTATCTCAAGTCCTTGTTCTGGAAACGTAAATCCTTTTTTCTTGGCAATATTTCTAAGGTCAGCTTTGTATTCGTTATACCTCTCCAGTTGATTTCTTCTTCTTAGACCAGAAGGGAAGAGTTTCTCCTTGGGTATACGAAAAAAAATCCGGTCATTTTGAGTGGCCCGGATGTTTGTTTGAGGTGTGATGTTAAAGAAGTATTTCTTAGGCATATCCTAAGTGTATTTTTTCGAATTCAGAAAGCCATTCACGGCATTGTTTTACTCTGTCGTAAATGTTGTTTATTAGTTCCTCGTCTCTTTCAACCTTGAATCTTACTATTCTTTCATTGATTGGTATTTCGTCAAAGGTCATATTGTTTTCAAGTCTGGCAATAACCCTTTTATAATCTGCATTTTCTTCTGTTGCAGGATTCATAGTCCTAAATATACGGCTCTTCTCTCCATTTATGATTTCTTGTGGCATATTAACAAGAACATAAACTACTTCAGCTTCTTTTGCACCAGTCAAAGCCATATATCCTTGTACTTGATAAAAGTATAATGGGTTGAGGGGGGAACCAATGTTACTCAGCAAACTAGCTCCATCCCATGAAGATTTGATGTCAATTATCTTTTCGATGTTAACATTTTGGGAACTGACAATGATGTCTGGCTCTCCGGTCAGATAATCATTCTGGAATCTGTCCTGATTCTTGGAATAAACGGCATTATCAATTCGACTCAATAGCATTATTGATTCGTCCTCAACTGAACGTCCTTTTATCGTGTATCTACTACGTTCAGAACCACCAACTGACTCTTTTCCGTACTTATAATACATGTACATTTCCTTTAGATAAGACTTGCAAGTATCTGATAATGAGGGAATTGCATTCTTTTTCTCAAGTAAATGTTGAAGTGTTTCTTCTTGCTTATCAGTTCTCTTTTCGAGAAGTGTTAATCGCTCGATTTCGATTGCTTGCTTTTCTGTTAGCACCGCTCCTCGTCCATTCGCCATAATTTTACCGATGCAGCTGCACCTAACGAAGGCATTATCCCAGTTGTAAAAGTTATTATTTTCCATTTTCATTGTTTTTTAGGTTATCCAATAGATTTTGCGGTGTTTGCAAGCTCTCTCAAACGTGTTTCATACAGATTTTGCAGTTCAAATGGCATTTTTTTATCATATATCACTAGTCTGTAGGTCCTAAGCTCGTCATAATTGACGCATTTCTTGATTTTTAAGGTCAAATCTTCGGCCAATTCTTCTGGAGTAAGCACTACTTCTGCTGATTCAAGTGGTAAATCGACATCTTCTGCGGCTCGGTTTAGATATTTTCCAAACAATCCACCCAATTGCTTGATTGCATTCTTTACAGCCATTGTAGATGCCTTAGGAGAAGCGAGTTCTAGCATTGATATGTCCGGGGAAACCACGGTAGCTATGCCATAAATCTCTTTATCGTACTCTAGCTCGTGTAATGACCTATATGAGTAGCTAATACAGACGGTTACTGCGAATTTTCCTTTGTCTTGGGAAATAATGGGAGCCTTTATTTCAGAAATATGCGCATCCTTGAAGATGCGACGCATTGCAGCCTCCATAATATCAATAGGGAGCGTCTTGTAAGTAGTGCCGGGTACTGATTTAGAGGGAAGTTCTATAACCCATTCTGATGGCGGTTCTGAGCTGTCTATTAAAGCCAATGCCTTGTCATACTCCTTGGCCTCAACCAGCGCATCAATCTTCTTAAAAATGGGTTCTCCTTTCTTGAGTAGTTCTTTCAAGTTCATATGTTAATGATTTAGGTAACGCAAATATATGGTGGGGAAGTACTACCATCCAAATATTTTTGCACAATATTTCGTGGAGACAAAAAGAGCCCCCTGTAGAAACAGGCGGCCCCATTTACCTAAAACATTAAACAATGAAAACAACTGCATTGTAAAGATAATGAATTTTTGAGTGCGGGCACGGTGTTGTTGGAGACCCCCGAAAAAATCGGGGGGTCGGTCGAATTGGGTTTTAACAAAACTTTAACTGGGTGGGTGCAACATTCTTAATCTGCCAAGGATTACGAACGATTGTTCGTTGATTGCCGACGGGTTGCGGTGGGTATGGGTGAGGGCAAGGGCAGTCTATCTATCCTCTGCCGTGCTATTGTGTGACCTATGCCGTAGTATGTATGGGTGGGGAAGTGGTGACCCATTGGGCGGGGGCGGGGTCGGGAGTTGTGCCATGTGGACGGGGGCGGGGCGGGGGCATGGGGCGGGAGGTTGTCTCTCTCTGTATGTATATATGTATGTGTAGTATGAGAGGGGGGAAGTGTTAACATAAGATTGGGAAAATAATGTTTGTTTTTCCGGTAAACAACACTATATTTGCATAAACATTAGAACATGGAAAAAGAAAAACAATTACCAGCAGATGTAGACCTAACTGTTTGGGTGACTCAACAAGCACTAGCAGACGAACTGAGCAAAACCATTCATACCGTACACAATTGGGTTCAAAGGGGTAAAATTGAGTGGGGATACCTCCCCGGAAGTAGTATTAAGCTTGTAAACAAGAATACAGTATCTATAAACTTCAATCATTACAAAAACAAATGATTAAACAACTTAAAAACAACTGGGCTATTTTTTTATTAATTGCAACTTGCATTTATATAATGTCCCTGTCTAGCATCAGGGCTGAAAAGGCTGAAAAAGAAGTAGAAAAATACAAAAATGAATTAGATTCATTACAAAGTCTTTCAGATTCAATATATAGTGTATTGTTCCCAATAGAAATAGAATTAAATAGACATCAGATAGCATTTAAAATATTTTACAGGAGAAATCCTAAAGCAGCTGAACAATATGCAGAAATAATATCAAACGAAACAGAATAAAATGATAGGAATAGTGATATGTTTAATCGTGGCAGCAATAGTGTCTTATGCTTGGGCAAACGCAATAGACAAACAAAACAAAAACTTTCCCGACTATAAGGGTGATGATTTTCTTGAATACTAAATAAACAAATGATGATTAAGATTATCGACCCACCATCTGGATGGCTTTATGGATTCCCAAAAGAAATACCAGAAGATATTAAAGATGTAAGAGGGTGGCTTATTCAGAATGGTTACCCCATGGAAGAACTAGAGGCATTTGGTGATACATTTACATATAGATGCTGGTATGAGGGAGATGACGATTGATGATTGTCAGCATGTAAGCTTACAAACTGACAAAATTCGGAAAATTATAAATCTATACTATGACAACAAAACAAACATCAGTAGAATGGTTGTACAATGAACTTTCAAAATATGTGATACACAAGCCGACTGGTTTAGCAGAATGGGAAGTATTGAAAGAATTAACTCAACAGGCCAAAGCAATGGAGAAAGAGCAGATTGAAGATGCTTTTGATACTGGAACTACTGATGAAGATAGAATAGGAAAAGAATACTACAACGAAACATATGGCAAATAATGTAGAGCTATTGGGATGGTATGGAGATGATTTGACACATGCGTGTTCTGCATGGACAAGTACAAGCAGGGAACTCACTGATGAGAAGATAGCCAGAGTTCCAAAGCTGCTCAGCATGCTTGCATCTGAAGGTCATTTTACACCTTTTGAGAAATCCAGTTTACACTTTTTGGTTACAGTAGAACAAGCTACGCATATTCACTTACTTAAACACAGGATTGGTGTTAGCATCAATGGTGAAAGTGCTCGTTATAAAGAGCTGAAAGAGGATAAGTGTTACATTCCTGTCGACTGGGAAGAAAGATGGGCTATTGCTCTGCATAACTACACAGAAATGGGTAATAAGCTCTATCATAATTGTTTGAGGGAACTGACACCCGTGATAGGCAGAAAGAGGGCTAAAGAATCAGCTCGCTTCTTCAAGACATTTAATTCCCAAATCACAATGGATGTCATGTTCAACTGGAGAAGCTTCTATCACTTCCAACAGCTTAGAAACAGTGAGCATGCACAGCTTGAGGTGAGACAGCTTGCTCAGGATATGCTAAGCTTGGTTAAGCAAATAGAGGGCAATCCATTTGAACATACAATAAAAGCATTTAACCTATAGTATCAATTTGCTGATTGCAAACAGCAAACTATTTCACCTCAACCCAACGGAAGTTGTTATCCCAAAGAAATCTAGCAGTTTTGCTGGATTCTTTGCTAACTTTCGTCTCACTCCAATCTGGGTGTTTTATGTGGTAGAATTCGTGTAATATGTATAATAAATGCCTATATCCCTCAAGTCTCGTATCTAGCTCAATAGTATTATTGGCGAAATCGGCTAACCCGTAGGCCCTTTCTTTACCTAGCGGCCTATAAATTACTTTTGGCTTCTTGTATGTTCTGGGCATTTTCTATCTTTTTTATAGCCGCTTTTAAGTATATACACTTATCCAAACACTCTTCATAAGCCTCTTGTAGCCAGTTTTTAAGTTCATAGTCATCTCGGTCTACGGTTGTTCCGTACGTCTCCAGACCCTTTACTTCCCTTTCAAAAAGGTCATCAATCACTTCTTGCAGTATTTTACTCTTCGCTCTCATCATCGTCTTCTTTTAGGCTTTCAAGGGAAGTGATGAAAATAGACATATCATCATAACCCTCCCTTATTATTAATTCATCTCCACTATAAAGTCTAATCTTGCACTCTTCATCAGTACCCGGAATCTCAATAATCCTTTCTATATCGTCAAAGTGGACATTAACTCTTCTCACCTTATACTTCCTACGCACAGAGAGCCCAAGCTTCTCTAGTGTATCGTCTTCTTGGTCGGCTTCTATATATTTCTCTATTAGCTCTATGCGGAAACCCATGCCCAAATTTAACGAATTACTACAGGACTTTACCCTTGAATATCCGTTTGTTTCTAACCTCAAACCCATCTTCGGCTGAATCAATAATGGCAAATCCGTGGTTCCATTTATTGATAGGGGAATAGGCAGGATGCAGTTCGCTCAAACAGCCTGTAGACCAAGTAGTTGTGATTTTGCCATTCATGTCACTTTCAGTGTGCTCGGATGTCTGATGGTTGTGCCCTTGGATAGCTGATGTTTTAGCGCGAAGGAATAATCCCCTAGCCACATTTACGGGGCTGAAAAACCCACTGGAAAACTCATGACCATGAATTATGTTTAACCCATTTAGGTTAATTATGCGCTTATCTGAAACATATTCAATACCCTCAGCTCTAGCTTTAATAATATTTTCAAAATCGAATTCTGAAACATCGGTAAGTTCAGCAGCTTTAGACCATAAGAAGTGTTGATACCTTTCTTCATGATTTCCCACCTTAAATATAATT